ATTCGTCGGGGACGACGACATATTGAAACAAGCTAAAGGTCCATTGGTCTGAACGGCACCATAGGATTTGTGACCGAGGTTGTATGCGATGTAATTAAATTGCGCATTTGCAGCAGCAAGAAAAGGGGAGGACCCGATGTTCGAAACCGCAGGAGCGTTTATATAATTCTCTCCAATTTTAGAAATCTCCATAGCAAGATTTTTAGTCTTAAGGAAACTACGGGGTGCTCGGGAGCCTCTGTAACGAGGAGGACGGCGACCAGTGTAGCGACCACGTTGAGCACCAGAAGTACGTTTGCGAAAAGAACGTTTTCGTCGGTAAGCCATTATGTATAAACGAGAGAAAAGATTTAAATAATTTTCTCTCCTTTTATTCATAATATGAGTCCAAAAAGAGTAGCCAAGGCTATTAAGCAGAAGGTAACTATGGGAATATCTGAAGATAGTTCCAATAGTTCTACGGAGGATGGTAATACTATTCATCCTCCGAACTCCGTTAGTAAAAAAACTGTTCAAATTTCACCATCTAAAAGATGGTGTTTCACACTGAATAATTATACTGAAGAACATATTAGTTCTTTAGTTCCACTCTTGAGTGAGTTGGTAAGTGAGGCTGTCGTTTCGAAGGAAGTTGGTGAATCTGGGACACCACACCTGCAAGGATACTTAAAGTTTAAAGTAAAAAAACGACCTAAAGCTTTGCTTCCCACAGCACACTGGGAAAAGGCAAGAGGGACTAGTCTTGAAAATTATCACTACTGCACCAAAGAAAATGACCCTTTCTGGGTGAAAGGTTTCCCTGAACCAGTTAGCGTGATCGAACCGAATTACCATTGGGAGAAAGAGATTCTCTCCATTCTACAGAATAAACCTGATGACAGGACTATTAATTGGTATTTCTCAACCGAAGGTGGAGTCGGCAAGACTAGCTTCTGCAAGTACCTTTGTGTAAAACACAAGGCGTTGATATTAGGAGGCAAAGCCTCTGATGTTAGAAATGGGATTGTGGAATATATGAAAGCACATAATGATGTATATCCTAAACTCATTATAATGGATATTCCGAGGAGTTATAACTCTGAATTTCTCTCTTATGAAGGGATTGAGTGTGTGAAGAATGGGTTATTCTTCTCCAGCAAATATGAGGGGCGTATGGTCTGTGCGAATGCGCCCCATTTGTTTGTGTTCAGTAATGAGGAACCAAACGAGAGTAAATGTTCCCCGGATCGATGGAACATCCGAGAAATTGAAAAGGAATTCCCTACGGGGGGACCAGGACATCGGGACCAGCAGAGCCGGCCCGAGTCTGAAAATGTTATTCTGAAAAAACAAACCGTCGAGGTTTATCTAACATAATTTTAAGTTAATAGCATCAACGATTGAACTGGACCACATCGGACTGTTTTCCACTTCAATTCCCTGCAATTCGAGACAACTACCTCATTTCTTGAACCCTTGCTTTAACTTTTGAGCAAAGCTCAAAACCCACCAAGCGTTCAAGCTCTAAGGGCTCCTTCTAAATCACTGCGAGTCGGACTCCAAAAAGTCCTCAACATCTAAACATCGTAGATAGGTGGTTTTTGAGATGGCATCCGTTTGAGGAAACGGGTACAAGAGGATGCCATCGCACATTTCCCCGAGCGAAATCAAGAATTAAGAATGAAGGGTACTATCTAATGTTGTTATATCTTTTGCTAAATGATTTAAAGATATAATTATTATATGGGGGAAGTCTCAAGAGAATATTCAAAAATCGTTAAAACTCATTGAATTGTTGTTGGACATAGTCCAGTTATCAGCACGGGCACCAGTGACAAGGTTGTACGCATAGCAAATCACCCAGCAGGTGTCCATATAGGACTTCGGACTCGCAGAGGCGCTCGTAAGGTCTCCCATATAAGTCTTTTTGAAAATGGGCTGTTTGACTCTTATAAATTTCGAGTTTTTCCGTGTTTGTGAAGAGGCGATTCCTGAGTAAGAAATGTTCCCAGGCGCAATGGGTGCGCTTTCGTTGTCGTACCCTATCATAGGATGTGACAGCTCAAATTTGCTTTTGTAAATGCAAGTGAATTTCTTAGAATTAAAAAGTGCTGACCTCAATGAGAGAGTGTTCAGCGTATCGGTGGTACCGACTCCCCGGGTAGTCCCGTCAGGAGCGATCCAGAGATCGTCTAAAGGAGTTGGGTCAGTTACAACTGACTTTGAATTTGGTTTTATAATCATAAAAGTGAAGGATACGGGTCCTGAATTTATCTTTAAATCAATTTCGTTAGTAACATTTAAGTTTTCCATCTTAATCTCAAACTGTGAAGTCAAAGACTTGATGTACTTATACTGATTCGTCGGGGACGACGACATATTGAAACA